TGTGCTCTTCCGATCTAAGCTATTCATCAAGCAGAAAAAGAAATGATGGAAGAAGAGGATGAAAAGCCTACTCTCCCAAAATTATTGGCAACTATAACAAAATATAATGAACAAATTAAGAGTGCCAATTTTAAGAAAATAGACTGTGAATGGTGCAATGGGCTTAATTATGTATATACGACCCTTTTCTTTGCAAAAAACGGGAAATACTTAAGCGACAACTATGGTATAAAGTGTTTTCATAACACAGATGATAGTGATTGTGCTAAAATGATATTGAATCTGGAAACAAATAATAAAACAGAAACTGCAAACGGATATATGTTGGTGTTCAAAAGTATAGTTGAACAACAATCTTATTTGGAACAAGTAGAAAAAAACGGATGGTGTGATTTGTGGGTAAAAGATGACTTGGGAAATAAAGAAACAGAAGTAATTGAACAAGTAGAAGAAACAGAAGAAATAATAGCCGATGAAGATGTGCCAGACGCCTTTTGAGGCAATATAAAGTTAGCCTTAAACTATAAAAGACAATTTATTTAAAAAAATAAAATTATAATAATAATTGTTGATAACACCGATAATAGACTTATTAAGGCAAGTTGCCGAAATTTCTGTAGTAAGGCACAGAACATTTTAAAAGCGAGTTTCTGGCACTCGCACAGGAGGGGATAATGTATAGCATAGAAGAAATTATTAAAGAGTTGGAACGAGAAATAAAAATGAGAAAAGAAGTTTTTGGTAGATGGGTATTACAGGGCAGGATGGCTGAAAGGACTAAAGATAAAAGAATCAAGATAATGGAACAGATACTTGAAGATTATAAGAAAAAGCAGATACACGAAAGTAAACAAGCAACTTTATTTGAGGAGGTGTAATAAAATGCCTACATTTTTAGGAGAAAGGTTAAAAGAACAAAATTATAATTTGCAGAAATGGTTATTAGAAGATGTTGTTAGATTTTTTGGAATAGCAGTTAGTTTTAGAGATGATAGTAGAAATTTAACACAAGAGCAAATTTTAAATGGTCTAAAACAAAGAGATAAGGATATAGAGATAAACAGAAAAAGAAGATTAAACCCAAAGCATCAAGATATACCAAGTGATGAAAAAATGAAAAAGCTTTACGAAGATACAAAAAAAAGTTATGAAAAGGAACTTGGATTAAGCATAGAACGAAAAGGTAAGTTGTTAGGTTGTGAATTAAATTTAAATATTCTACAGGGGAAATTAAAAGATTGTGGAATAAAGTTAGTGATTAATTTGTTAGCTCAAGCAAAAAAAACATTGGAAGAAGAAAAGATAGATGTTGAGTGGAGTATTAATTTTTATAAAACAGAGCTGTTAAAATGGAAAACATTTGAAACATATAAGGAAAACTTAATTAAGACTATAAAAACACACAATGAAAATTTAGATAAATATAAAAAAGACGAAGAAGAAAGAAAAGAGCCTCAAAATAGTTATACAGAAAGTTATCAACAATTAATAGATTTAATAACGGAGGCAAGTAAATGAAAGGGAATCCGAGATATGCAATAGTAAGGGTGGACAAAGATTATTATCTCAACTCTTGTCCTGCAGGTTTTGAAGAAATCAATAACGATTTTGTTTGTAGTTATAAAGAAAGTAAGACTTATAGTATTTCAATAAATTGTAAGAAATGCCGATACGGAGATACCAAAGAGCAGTTGATAAGGAAAGTGGCACAAGTATTGTTTAAGGAACGACTTGAAATATATAAAAAAGTATATGGTATTATTCCCAACGATAAATTTATGAAAGAGACATATATCAAACAATTAAAAGTTGCAAAAAAGATTGTTGAATTTTTGGGGGTAAAGTAATGGATATAATGGAAAAAATAAGTATGAAGTCTTATTTCCAAGATGTTGCATATAGGGTAATAAAGAATTTTGAAGAAAAAGAAGATAGCAAAGAAAAATATATTGATATAAAAGAAGATTTAGAAATAATGTTAGATGTTGTTGAAAAGTTATTAGATGCGGGGGTGGAAGAATGAAAGAATTACAACAATTAGAAAGCAAATTAAAAAGGCTTTATAATAGAACCTTTCCAAACCCTGTAAATTGGGCAGAAATAGAAGAAACTCGTAGAGAAATAGAAGAAACTAAAGAAGAAATAGAACAAATAAAACAAGCTCAGGGGGAATGATGCAAGATAGGTTTAGATTTAGATTTTTTGATAAGATTTCAAAAGAAATGTGTTATCCAACAGAATATAATGGTAAAGCAGAATATCTTGAAAGAAGATATGATTTGGCTGATATGTTTAGATTTAAAGATTTAATACCTATGCAATGTACCGGTATGAAAGCAACGAATGGACAATTTCTCTATGAAGGAGATATTGTAAAGTTTTTCTCTTGTAGTATTATTGATGCGATGTCAGAAAGACGTCCAATGACAGAGAGAATTGGTCAGATTGTTTGGAATGAAGAAGAAATGAAATTCGATGTTATGGTCAATGGCGAAGCTATTCCGAATTTATGTAAAAAGACAGATGATAATAATTTTGAACTAATTGGGAATATTTATGAGAATCCTGAATTATTGGAGGAGAAGAAATGAACGAAATAAAATTTAGTAAGAACTACAAGAAACTTCATAATCAAAACAAAGCAACTTTGTTATGGCTCTCAATTGTACAAGGAGCAGAACTACATCCTAATTTCATTGAATATGATACAGATGGACAATATCAAATAAAGCAAGAACAAAAATACATTATGTTAGTTTTCTTGGGAATAGATGGAATACCTTTTACATCTTTAAGAAAATTCAATGATTCGAATGCAGCCAGATTTGTAGGCAAAGAAAATCAAGAGTTTGATATTGTTGTAGAAGAAGTGGAAAAAGAAACATTATCTCAAAAAGCCTTTTTGGATGTAAAAGAATCTCAAGAAGAACCAAAGCAAGAAAAGGAAATATATCTTACTAAAAGAGAAGGACTATGGTACTTTATTTCCTTTTTGATTCTCTTTCCGATTATAAATGTTTTTGTAAGTATTATAGTTGATTTTGTTTTTAAATTTTTTGGCAAATAGGAGGTTTTATGGCAACAACTCAAGAAAAGATTAAAGAAATAGAAAGGGAACTCAAGATGAGACAAAAGGTTTTTCCTACTTGGGTCTTACAAGGAAGAATAAAACAAGACATTGCAGACAAAAGAATAGAAATTATGGAAGAAATACTTAAAGATTATCAAGAAAAGACAAAAGAAGAAGATAAACAAATTAGTTTATTATAGGAGAATAAAAATGGAAGAAAAAAGATATTCAATTGTAAGAGTAGATATGAACAATTGCACAAAATGTGAACATTATTATACTAATAAAGATGGAAATCAGGATTGTAGATTAAGAAGAGGAGCAAGTTTTCTTTGTGATAGACACGGAGACACAAGAGAGCAATTCATAAAAAAGATACAAACTGCATTTAAGATTGCAATAAGGAAACATAAGGATGGAAAGTTTGTAAAAGGAAAAAGCAACAATAGGCAATGTGCAGAAATAGTTGCAGAATATTTGGGGGTAAAATGAAAATTATATATAGAATACCAAAAGGGCAAAGTGTTTCAACATCAAATGGTGTAAAATTTATTAATACAGAAATTAGAAACTTTGTTTATGAAACGGAGCAAGTTCCGGAGAATTTTGAAGAAGTGAAACAACTCGTAAAAGAGCATATAGAATTATTAGGGCTTAATAAAGATGTTTGGGAAATAGATATTCAAAAAGATTTTATAGACATACAAAAAAAGTATGTAACATATAGAGTTAGATTCACAAGTATAGGAAACATATTGTTTGATGATTATCTTAAGATAGCAGAGAACAAAACTCCAAATGAGCTTTGGATGTGTATTAAATCTCTAATTGGAGAACAAATAAAGGAGGAAGAATGAAATTAAGGTATGATTGTAGGGTTTATGACAAGGAAGGTCAATCTTTTACAGTTTTGGCAAAAGGCACAGAAATAAAAGTTGTAGAAGTAGATAAAAGGACAGTTAAAATAGAATGGAATAGGTTAGATACATCTACTTTTAAAACAAAATTTGGATTCATCTCTCATAGACAATTTATAATATGTGTAGATAAGGAGGAAAAATGACAGAAAAAGAGTTTATAGAAATCGCTCAAAAGGCAATAGATAGTGGTTTTAGAAAATGCTACATAGCAAAAGTAAAAGCTCAACTCTTATTTAAAGGGAATATATATTTCAATATGTCCGGAATATATAAATATGAGAAATGGTCTTTTAAGAAACTTGGAGATTTAACAAAAGAGAATTTAAAGAAATTTACTTCTATCTATTCCTTGTTTGAAGAAACAAAGAAAGGTAATTTAGAACCAACTCCACATTTGAAAGAAGTTGTGGATAAAATTAAGGAGGAAAAATGAAAAAAGTTTATACAAAATGGTATCACTATATTTTTGCTTTTATTGTTTTAGGAGCAACTTTTATATTTGGCAATATCATAGGAAAAATGTTGTTTGCAGATTGGAAAATATTTCTTTGTACAAACATTGTAGAAATTTCTGGATATATAGCCTATAGACAAATAAAAGAAATGATAAAAGATATGGATGGAGATGAAATATGCAAGTAAAAGTAATAAAAACAAGTGGCTTTTGGTTTAGGATTAAGTTGTTATGGTTCAAATTAAGGCATAAATGTTATAAGTGTAGAGATGAAAGATATGTATTCATTTGTTATGCCATAAATCAAAGATGCATTAGGGAGGATTAATGAAAAAAGTATTGTTAGTTTTTTTAGTGTATGTAGTAGTTGTTGTATTATGTATTTTTGTTGTACGGAAATTTTCATACGCAGAAGTTCCTATAAAGTATGATAGCAAAGTTTGTAAGTTGGAAATAAAAACTACTGAAGGAAGTAAAAGTAGGAAAGCCAAAGATAGCATTGAAAAAGATGTTATGGAGTTTTGTAAGGACAAGTATATCTATAACATAGATGTTACGACCTACAATGGAAAGTATGTATATATTATAATATACAACGATTAAGGAGAAGAAGAATGAAAGTATTATTATGTATGTTTTATTTGCATTTAATAGATGATTATGTTTTGCAAGGTATTTTAGCACAATTAAAGCAAAGAGATTTTTGGAAACCTTATGGCAAAAAATACCAAGCCGATTATGGTGTTGCTTTACTTGAACACGGATTTATGAACTCTTTTTTAGTCCACGTTCCTATTTATATTTGGTTATGCAAGAACGAACCGGCAATATTCGCATCGGTTTTATTATTAGGAACTATTCACGCAATAATAGATGACTGGAAAGCCAATGATAAAACAATAAATTTAATCCAAGACCAAATCTTGCACATAGTATTGATTATTGTTTGGTGGGTATATTTTACTTTGTTTGGAGTTTTAATATGAGAGTAAGATTAAAAATGGATTTTATCATTCCTAATTATCCAGAACAACGATTTAGAATTGGTAGTATCTCTTGAAGAATTTAATACATTATTTGAGGAGATAAAATAATGGATGTCTTATATACATTAGGAAATGGAAGTCTTTATGAAAACCAGGAAATAAAACAATCCGTAAAATTATTACGGAAACACGTTAAATTTGATAGATTGTGGATTATAGGGGAAGAAGTACAACTTGATACACAATACAATTTTATCCCCTTTAAAGATTGTTTAACAAGAACTAATAATGTGTTTAGAAAAATAGTTGAAGTTTGTGAGAATTATGATATATCTGATGACTTTTTATATATGATGGATGATGTTTTTATACTAAAAGACATAGATATAAACAATTATCCTGTTTATCATTCCGGGTTTCTTAAAGATTATCCACCTATGAATAACTATTTTAAAGAACTAAATAATACAAAAATGTTTCTTGTGAAACAATCAAAGCCTACTCTCAATTATGGAGTTCATTGTCCGATAGTATATAACAAAGAATTGATTATGAAGATAGATTCTTTTTATTGGAAATATGTCAATTCCGGACCAAATAGAGAGTTAAATCCAAGAATCCTATATGGAAATTGGTTTGAACATAGTAATAAGGAATTTACAAAAGATTGTAAATTGATTCAAGATTATCCTATGGAAACTCTTAAAAATATGCTCAAAGATAAGGAATGGTTTTCGATAGGCTCAAGGTCGTATGACGGGAACATAAAAAAATATTTGGAGGTGCTATGAGCTTTAGATTTAGAGAAGTAAATAGTTTCTTTGAACTAATGAAGGAAGTAGAAAGGTTTGTGCGATGTAACAATAAACAAAATCAAAATAGTTTTATTGGATTTTGTCCTTCTTATAATTGCGATGGAATAAGAATTGGATGTCCTAATACTTTTCATTTACAACTTACTCCTTGCGGTCAAAATGTAAATATAACTTTTGAAAAAGAAGATGATGCCTTAACTATGGAAACAGATTTAGAACACGCCTTTTTATTTGTTAAAGGTCTGCTCGAAAACTCGAGGTTTTAATATGATAACTAAAGCAGGAATTATCTATGGTTTGGGAGATGCTCTTAATGCGAGAGCTTTCCTTTTAACTTATTGTAAACAAAAAGGATATGCAACTAATAACATAATAATCTATACTGACCGATATTGGTTTCTTTTTGAGAAAGAAGGCTTTAAAAGAGAACTTGATAGACAAAAAATGAGAGGATTGATAGGTTATAGGAATTTTTGTAACTACGATATGCCTAAAGTCTATGATATACCAAAATTAGATGAGTGCATCGCAAAGAATGCAGGAATTGATTTCTCTTTTGATACTCGTGTGCCTTTAAATTGGAAAACGAAATTAGATTTAGTCTTACCTAAAAAATTTGTTACAGTAAACAATGGTTATGGAAGATTGAGTGGAAATCCTTTAGATAAGAACATAATATGCACAAAAGCTTGGTCTTTAGAATATTGGAATGAATTAGTACTTAAAATAGGCATTCCTTGTGTCCAAGTAGGAAATGGAGATAGTTGTTTCCCTATCAAACATACTGTCTTAAATTTAGTCAATAAACTTACTTTACAACAATCTGCAGAAGTTATGAAGAGAGCTTTGTTTCATATTGATATTGAAGGAGGATTGGTAATCTTAAACCAACACATTGGAGGTAAGTCGGTTGTTTTGTTTGGCTCTACTGCGATAGAAAATCAAGGTAGAAGTTTTAACTTAAATTTAAGAGCAGATTATTGTGAGCCCTGTTATGAGTGGGGGAGCAACAAATACAAACTTAAAATGAATATAAGAGATTTGCCTTGCGGTGCGAGATGTATGAAAGAATTAAAACCCGACTACGTCATAGACCAAATCTATAAACACAAGTGGCTTACCTAAGTGCAAATAACCAAAAGAGAAATCTGTTCCACCAAGTATTCTTTCTAAAATAAATACATTTTTTATGACATCTATATTCGGTTAAATCTGCCCATCCATATTTGTATCTATCTTCCCTATAGAATCGATTACAGAATTGTCCATAGGAATAAAATAAACATTTCTTATACTCTTTTGTATCTTTTTCCATTGGTTTCCCCTAACAAATATCTATTTTAATATTGTTTGCAGTTTCTAATCTTTTAAGTAAAGCATTATAAGTTTTTCGGCTCTGCAAAACTCTTCCGTTTTCCGATTTGATTCCAATAGCAACACAACCCAACACATCTTTAGCAGTATTTGCAACATCAAATCTTATTCCTTCAAAATAAGGAACATTCATTATTTGTGGAATATTCTTTTTGTGTCGTGCAGAATAGGTTATCTTGACATCGTAAACACCGTAAGGTATGCAAGTTTCTCCGTAAACCTTTTTCCCTTTTAAATCGTTACCCCTAAATTTATCCTCTACGGTATCACAGAAATAAATACCGTCTATGAACAACAATCCCATTGTATAATCTTCTGCAAACAAATACCTTTGTAGTTTTAGTTTCATTTCTGCTCCTTTAATGGACAGTTATCCAAAACTTTTTTCTCTTTTCTTTCTTCTCTTGTTAGCCAATCCATAAGAACCACACAACCTACATCGCCAAATGGACTAATTCTGTGGTTTGGACATTCTTTGCAATCGTTCATCTTCTTTCCTATAATCTAAAAACGGACACAACCTTAACTTGCATACAAAATCTAAGAATTGGCAATAGTATGCACAAAACTTTTCGCCTCTATGTTCTATACAATACTGGCAAGTTTCACAGTCCATATTCATCCTTTAGAGTGCCTTATAGACTATTTAAGTGTTGAAACTCGGTAAACCTTAACGGAGTGCCACCTGTAAGGACTTATCACTTTATTATTATTCCTACTATTAAACCTACTACAAAACTTGCTATTATTCCGTATCTATAAATCAATTCTCTGTCTTTTGATTTGCTCAATAATTGCTCGTAATTCTGTTGTTGCTTTGTCATTGTTAGATAACTTTGCTCGTAATTCTTCTCTAATGTTGCTAATTCGTTCTTCTGTTTCTCTAATAAGAGTATCATACTTTTGTTGTTGCTCTGTAAGTTGTCTATTTGCTTGATTAAGTTGTTCAGTTGCTCGTTTGTTAGATAGTAGGTATCCTGCGAAAAAGCAACCTGCACTCCACAGAATAAACACAATAAAACTGATAATGATTTTATAAATTTCACTCACTTATGCTCCTGACATCTACGATAAAAGCCGACTTCCTTCTTCTGTTTCTCGCACCAACAATAATAACCTGTTTCCTGTTGGTATTTTATTCTTGCATAAAAACAATTTATACAGTATTTCATTTCTTTTTCTTTATCTGTTTAATAGTTCCTGCACTATCTATCGTTATCTTTGTGTCTTTATTGCTTGTTTCCGTCTTATCTATCGTTATTTTCGGAGCAGTTAAATTATCTACTGCTGATATACCAAAAAGGGCAAGCGTCGCAAATGTAAAAGTCTGATACAATGCCGTATCCACTGATAGAAATAACCCGACTATCATTACAATGGCAAACAAACTGCCAAAATGCAACTTTGTATTCGGACACCCGCCCCTATCTTCTAACATTTTTTTAATATAATTTATTATCTTTTTCATCTTTTTTACCAATATTTTTTAAGATTTTATCTCTTAAATTATCTATATATGGCTTGATTTTCGGCGAGCAATAATAATAAATCGTTGCCAAAACTATTGTTCCTATGTATTCTGTCTTGGTTAAATCATTAACTATAAACACAATTCCCAAAGCCAAAGCCATAACTAATATCCAACCGACTATTTCAAACAACCATTTTAAAAATAATCTTTTAAACATCTTCCCCTCCTTAATCTAAAATTTTATTTAATACAATAGCGATTACTATTACCGCTCCAAGCATTATCAAATACCACATATATACTCTTATGACGGAGCCGATAGGATGCTCCGTCTATAATGTTTAGAAATTTTTGATGGCATTTCCGAGTATCGCAAAAAAACTTAATGAAAGTAGTTTTTTATAACTCGTATGCTCAAAATTAAAGAACAATACTACTATATGCTAATCCTATCACTTAACATCTTTAAGTATCTGCTTTACATCTGCCCTTACTTCCGATAACATAGTCAAATTCAAATTCATTTTCTCTTTTAATATAATAATTTCTTTTTCTGCAACAGTTAATCTATCTTGCAAAGCCCTAACTTTCGGTGGCAACTCATAAATTTGGAAACAGATATATAATGCACTCAAAAAAACTACTATGTTTGGTATCGTAAATATTCGTCTAATATTATTCTTCATTTGTTATTTCTCTTATTTTTACTCTTAATTCTGCGATATTGTTTTCAATTTCTACTATCTTGTTCTTATCAAAATTTATGTCTAACAATGCACCACGAATATTTCTTGCAGTCATTTTGTTTTCTTCTGCTATTATTTCACTTTGTAATACTGCGATTTTTTCTTCTTTGGTAAGTGCTACAACTTCATAACTAACTGTTATCGTTTCTCCGTCTGTATATACTTCTTGCAACTTTTCTTCTTCTTTATTAAAGTTTGGCTTTTCTGTGTATTCAATTTCTTTATAACCTAACTCTTTCAACTTTTCTTCCGTAGGGTTAGTTATCGTTGTATTTCCTTCCTTTACTATTCTTCCTGAAACTACTAATCTTCCGTCTATTATTTTTCCGTAACTCATTTAGTCATTACCCCCTGAAAAAGCGATTGTTCCTTCATTACCCTTAAAAGTTCCTTCTATTGTTTCATAAAAACCATATTTAGCCGATACCGTATCATATACAGGCACATAATTTCTAACTTCATTTCCATTAGGTGCATAGAATTTTATACCGTAAATTTTTCCACGAAAACTGTGATACCAAGCCGTTGAAACGAAAGATGGACATCCAAATAAATATATTTGTGCTGTGCCACAACTTCCTGGAATAAAAGAAGATGCAACACCGTCTTTAATTAAATTACCATTTTGCATATCTACTTTGATTGTATATTTGGTATCATTATCAATAGCAACTGTTTTTGTTCCACCACCACTTACACCGTGCCAAACTGCATTACTATTATAATGCAATAAAAAGTAAGAATTGATATTCCAAGCATTCAGTAAAAAAGCATTTTCTCTGTGTTCTGCCGTTGAAACAAAAGTTACTTCGCAAGAATAGTTATCAGTTGGAACTGTATTGCCATATAAACCTGTTGAAATATAAAAATATTGTAGAGAACCGTTATATGGTTCACCATATACCATAGATATATAATCAACTACTTCGTATCTTGCAGGTATATCTCCCCCCCTACCTTTCTTTCTCATCATAAGTTGTCTAAAACTTGACATTTCGCACCCCCTTATGCAGTCGTTCCGAAGGTATCTATTTCTGCAAGACCATTTCTAATTGAGATACAATATCTCGTGTTTGCTTCCAAAGACGGTGCGGAGCCATCTCCACCCCATTTAAGAGAAGAACTATCGGTAAAAGATACTGTTCCACCTGTCGTAAAGTATAAGACAGTTTCCAAATCACTAATTTCAACACTTGCAAAACTTAATTCTGTTAATGCCGATGTCCACTTGTATATTGTGTTTCCTGCTAATGCCATACTTGTAGAACTTTGGTCTGTAAGAACTGTCGGTGGAACATAACTTCCACCACCGCCACCTGCTCCACCGCCAAATCCGTTTACTTTAGGTAAATGTATAGTCATTATATTCCCTCCGCAATATTGAATTGAGCTACATTATGATATGCTCTAACCCAACAAAATTCTCCTGACTTTGCAGTGTAACCAAAAGCCTCTCCTTTTTGTAGAATGAATCCTACATTTTTGTCGGTCGGTGCATCTGCTCCTTCACAGACTAACAAAGCCTGATACTCTTTGTTTTGGATAGTGTAAGAACTATCCACCTCAAAGGTAAATCCTGTTACTTCATCTAACTTCTTCCACTCCGTTCCTACTTTAAATTGTCCAATGTTTGCCATTTCTTCCTCCTATGCGTATTCTTGTTAAATTATAGTTTTCCCTCTATTTCAAATGTTACTTTTCCATCAGCAGGTGTATTTCCATCTAAACTTTTAACTCCTACAAATAAGTTTGCAGACATATAATGATACCGTCTTATATATGGAAACATTTGCAATCCTGTTGTATTATCTTGAATATATAAACTTGATGGAAAAGCACTTAATTTAAAACTTCTTATATCTGAAAAATATATTGTTACTCCCATATTGATTTCAGATGCTCCAGAAGATGAAAAAGAAACAGTTCTTGATTCAAAAACTCTTCCGTCATCATAAACTTTAACTTCGTAACTGCCGTTATAAAAATGAGATGTTACTCCTGGTTCTCTTTCATCTAAAACCCAATTATATCCAAGAGAACTTAGTGTAACAATACTTCCTTCGGATTGTGTATAAAAAATATTGGATGTATTATCTCTAAAAATTGTTCCTGTTGCTGAAGATTCTAAAGCATAATAATTCTCCCCTAATTTATAAGTAAATCCCAAAGACAAAAGAGCAAAAGTCTTATTTGGTATTCCTATCCCTTGTGCATTTGGATTCACATATTGTTCTACTATATATCTTGTCTTGTATATATTTTGTTCTGTAGGTGCTACATTGTTATCAACTAAAGATATCAATCTATGTACTGTATTTTTTGAATCTATATATGTTATAACATCTCCTTTGTTGTAGGTTTTTGTATTTGTATATGTTCCTATACAGAAAGATTTTAATGTTTGCCAATAACTTGAATTTGCACTCGGTTGTTCGTTTGTGTTATTCTGTGCTGCTACATAAATATCTCCTCCATAAGAAACAAAGGATTTATTGGCAACATATTCAGTCTGGCTATCCCATTCCGAAATACCAGCTTGAAATATGTATGCGAGTTGTTTTGTTATCGTATAAAATATTCCATTCAAATCTTGTAAGTATGGAGCTTTATCTGAAGAAGTTCCACCAAGCATACCAAGTAACCAATTGTTACTTTGTATTAAATCTAAATTATCAGAATAAGAAACATTGCCTTCTTTTTTTGTACCGTAAACAGAGATGTTTCCGGTCGGAGTAAGGCTACCTCCAAAAATCTTTTGGTATTTTCTATCTAAAGCCATTTTTATACTCCTTGTATTCTTTTATTTGTATATCCTTTCCATTTAACTTCGCCATCTATTTCTACACTACAACCTTTAAAATCTATTGCACCTCTAAGTGAGGATGGGTATAAACTCACAGAACCAGCAACTCCCCATAAAAGAGAGAATTGATTCCAATCAGGAGTACTATACATTGTGTTTATAGTCTGTGTCTCGACTCCTTCACACTCTATCGTAGCCCAAATTGTATGCGTTCCATATTTCGTGTGATTTAATTCAAGAGTTATATCCACCCACTTATTTCCATAATTACCTATACTAATAATATCTCTTCTTACACTATTAGTTATCATAGAAAAAACATTTACGGCTTTTACTAAACACAAATCTTGCATATTTGTATTACTATATTCATTACCATTTAGCGTTGTCCAATATCCGGAACTATAAATAGACTCTTCATCTATAATTTTTATTCTTGCTTTAACTTTTAAAGTGTGATAAACAGGATATTCAATAGGTTTAAAATCAAACTTTACAGGAGTTTCAAAAAATATATTATAGTCGTTACTATCTCTTGTAAAAATCAAACCATCAACATAATTCTCTGCTCCACCGTGAGGGATTGCATTTATATAATAGTATTCTTGTCTAACAGATAAAGAGCAACCCATTGGTCTTGGAAAATATTTTTTAATAAAAGTTTCTATAGTACTTACATTACCATTAAAAAGTTCTAATATTGCCTCACTATAAATATAAGTAATGCTTTTTACTCCTTCTTCAACACTAATATCTTCTCCGAAAATTTTATACAAAATCCTATCAATATTACCTACGGAAAGAATTTCATTTTTCATCTCTGCTAAGAATTTAAGAACTTTTCTAAAGAAATCAACATTGGTTAAACCTGAAAGAGAGACTTTTGTATAAGTATATCCTGAATAATTGAGTAAAGGATAACCTACATATTGCCCTTCTGTGTCAGATAATCCAGGTGTTACATCTTCTCCCTCTGTATCTGAAAGTCTAAAATAATTGTTATTTATCAAATCTAAAGAATCATCATATCCTATATATTTAGCTAAAACATTCAATTGTGCTAATGATGCAGTATCTAAATCATAAGCATTTTGTATTTTATTGAGCAAAATCTCATTAGAATCATCTGCAAAAACAACTTTTACAAAGGCTTCTATTGTAGCCATTGCTTTCATCTTTGTTCTATATTGAATAATCAATAAATCTACATAATGTTTTATTAAATCTTGCATAGTTTATCCTTGTACAACTGTTATTGTATTAGATACAAATCTTTTATCAGGAGAAGGTAACAAATAATCTTCGACAGGAGTTTCTCCTACTTCTGATATGGTTACATCAACAACTACAATTCCATCTATATTATTCAAAACTATATTTTCAATATCATTTGTTGTTAAAATTTGTCCTACTTGTAAAGATAAATTATTTCTTATTATTTCTTCTACTTGAGTTCCATTTATATTATCTCCATTTAACATTTTTGCAGTTATAGAGATATCTACATATTGTGGAGTTGGTTTTGTCCAATATGCGATAAAAGGGTCTCCTATAGGCTTTTGAACTATATAATAACCTTGATTGCTATCTTCTCCTGAAGAGCTTGAAGAATCTTCATCGTGTTTCATTGGAGTACCTAAAACTCTCTTAAGATAAATTGCAGTTCCGATATTTTTAATTACTTCCTCATCATTGATATGGTCAACAATAATCCATATACCATTTGGAGGAATACCAAAACCATCGATAGTATTACCATCATTCTCTAAAACATTTACATAATTTACACCTTCAATGTTTTGTATAGCAGAGATAATATTGTTTATTTCTCCAACAGAAGAACGATTTAAAGCAACAAGTTTTCTTCTTATTCTCAATTCGGAATCACTTTCTTCATCAGAACCTAAAAAGTATTGTGCATTAGGATTGTTTACACTTGCAACTCCTGATTGAGTCGTTACAATTGTATTTACACTACCTACATTAAATATCAAAGCTCCAAACTCTAAAGCTCTAAAAGATACTGAGTGAGTTTCTCCATTTACTCCGGAAGTTGTTGTTTCACAAACTAATATGTTTCCTGTAGCATCAGAAACTTGGAAACAATCTTCTACACTATTTCCGTCTAAACCTTTGATTGTTGTAGAGCCATTGAAAGTAACATTTACATAAACTCTTGTATAAGCCCCTTGTTTTCTCGTTAAACCATTTAATTTTACTCTTTGGTCTAATACTACTCCAACGGCTTGGTCAGGGTCAAAAGATGCATTTACATCTTGAATAAGTTCATTTTGGTCTGCAATCATTTGTGCGAAGTTTGCAGCAAACTGTTCATCAGGAGAATTTTGTTCCAAATTGATATTTTGTCCATAAATGTTTTTAAGATTATCTTCAACCTTTTCTTTTATTGTATAAAAATCATCTATTTGTAAACCTAATTCGTCTATCTTAGACATTATATCCTCCTACCGATATTGAATCACTTCCTTCGCCAAATATTGTGTTTATATTATAATCTAATTTCAAGTTTCTTTCAACTTCATCGTAAACAACATTTACTTTTGTAATTTGTGTTACATAAAGAGATTGTAAAATGCATAATCTTACATTGATTTCAATTAAATCTTTCATATATTGTCCACGAGTTGCCAATATCGCAAACCAATCAATTCCTGCATCCAAATCAAAATAGCAATCCCATTTGAAAGATTTTAAACGAGTTCTTATATTAAGCATTGTAGATTGTAGTTCATCTGCGTAACTTTGGTTACCTTTTCCAAACTCCCAATCTCCATTCTCATCTAAATTTCTAAATTTTATAAACATTTTAACTCCTATGTTATTTGAGTTATTATTCCTTTAACAACTGTTACTGTTTGAACTACACTCCCACCATCAGTATTTGTAAAAGTACCTGTCGCTCCATTTCCAGCTTCAACTTTCCCTGTTGCTACAATGTCTCCTGAAACACTCAAATTGCCATCTACAAACACTCCATTTTCTTTAAGTTCTAAAATTGTTCCTTTATACTTTACTCTTACACCATCGGTTATATAATCAGAAACTTTAGTCTTTAAGTTAGTCAACCCTAACAATGCTATAGCTCCATTTAGACCGTGTTTATCATTAGGGAAAGCAGGTTCTGAACCTTTTCCTTCTACCCAATTATCAAGGTCTGTATCACAAAAAAGAACTATGCAATCATCTCCTTCTTTTACCGGAACTTGAATACTAAAATCTCCACCTCTTATAAAACTTACAGGTACTCCTGAAATTTGTGGATAACCATCAATTTGAATGTCGGCCGTCTGTTTGTCTGCATAGAAAGTCTTAATTTTTCCTACCTTGACACAATTAAGAGTTTCCAAGAGTTTTTCTTGAAACTTTTGGAGAACATTTTTTAAACCTAAGTCAGTAGCTAAAACTTCATAATCAATTTGTTTAGACATTTTGAGCCACCAATTTATCTATACCCATAAAGCAAGTAAATTCTGTTTTTAGACTATCACATACTGCAGGAGAAATTGTTCCTGAATGTTTAAATCCTACGACCTTTAATCTTCCGCCTATACCTGTTTCTGTAGTTCTTGAATCCAAATAAATACTTCCCCCACATCTAAAAGCAGGTTCAAAAAGAGATGTAAATTTTACAGTTGCTCCTTCTCTTATAGGAGTACTTAAAAGACCTGTTTCTGCACTTATTTTTATCTCTTCAGTTTGAATATATTCATTGTCCTTAAGAACAACCAAATCAGGATAATCAAAATACATTCTATATAAAGGAGCATTATTTCCTTGCTCTTTCTTTATTAGCTCATTCTTTGACTTTATTATATCTGCAACAACATCCCAAGTAGTTTTTTTGCTAAAACTCTTATCTCTTGTAAAAGAAAATTTTAGTTCCGGGCTTACTTTTAAATTGTTTTGCCCTATATTCAAATCTTTAGCCAATTTAGAAAAAATCTCTTTTTGAGTAGTGCCTTTCTTAAATTCAGTAGATAAATCTACTTCATTCTTTTCAGGTAAATCAAAAGCTTCTATATGAGTAATGATATTTGTACCTTGTCTATAAGAATAAGCTCTTGTAAATCTTCCAAAGAACACTAAAGGCATACCATTTATTGATTTTCTAATATTCCCTTTTTGTATTATAGGGTCTTTGGTATTATAGTCATAAAACTCTTTATCACTATATCCTGCATACATAATGATTCTTTTGTTTACCGCACCGTGCAAAATACCATCATAATAGATATTATGTCTTGTTGACTTAGCGAGATTGTAGATATCCAAGCTTATCTTATTCATTGTTGCAAAGATTCCTCTATCTACGGTAAAATTTATCGTAAATGAAGGTCTTATAATCATCTCTTTGTCGCCTTCAACAAACTTGAGAGAATCTATAACTTCTCCATTAGCAAGTTGTTTTTGCTCTGTTACAGGATGCTCTCCATATTGAATAGCAATTAAATACTGTCTATTAAATTTAGGTTTTGCCATAATACCTTTTGAGCCAACAAATCTTCAGGCTCTAATAAATATAAATTAGCTCTTCTTGAAGTAAAATCTTCATAAAAAAGAGCTTCGCTATTTTGTTCGCATTTTATTGCCAATCCAAACCCTAATCTATTTTCCCATTGCTCTAATATGTTTGGAAGGCTTGTAAGCCTTATACCAAATATTTTAAAATTTTCAGAAACTATATCTACAAACCAACCTTGTCTTGTTTGATTATAATTAAAACAAAGTTTAAAGTTCTCATTCTTTGCATTTATGACTTCAAAAACATTTTGTTCATCTAAATTTATTTGTTGCATTACAAACCTACCTTTGGAGCTAAGAATGTTGTAGTCATTCCATTTAAAGGAAATGCACTCATATTCTGTATTAGAACTTGAGAGTTTGCAACTTCTGCAGCATTCATACCGGCCGTAGATATATTAGTAAAAGCATTTACTTTATTTGCTACACCATATCTAATGTTTGCAAAGGTTCTTGATAACCATTCTTGAGTAATTACTGCAGGTTTTTGAGCTACATTTAAAGTTTGTTTTACAAAATCTCCGGCTAATCTAAGTTCTCTTTCCGGTAAAGGAATATCATCTTGTATTAAGAATGATGGAGCATCTTGTATATGTTTCTTATTTGCCGCAATTTCTGCTCCAAGACTCTTAAATTGACTTTTTACTGTTATTACTTCTGCTTCTCTTATTTGTTTAAACTTTATTTTGATTTCCGTAACATATTTTGTGTTTTTAGGTTGATTTGCAGAGAAATCTAATATGTACATATTTTCTAAAACACAAAAAGGAGTAACTATAACAAATTTTGTTCTATTTACCCAATAATCACGAAATCTTGATACTATTTTAGATTGTCTTGTTTGTTGTTGCTCTCCGGAAGCTTTTTTTACAAAACTTGAAAAGGTTTTATATGTATCATAAACTCCTTTTGCCGTATTTGTGATATCTCTTGCTTGGTTTATTATGTTTGGAGCAAATTGTGGAAGAGACCCAAGCCTATTATAATACGAATCTACCGCATTTAAAGCTTTCTTTGCGAAATCAATATCTTCTTCTTCATCATAAGGAGTGTTTAAATTGACTTCCGAAACCTTTCCTGAAACCTCTATAGTAATAGGTTTTAAAGCTATATGGTCTTGAATAGCCCTATTATTTTCTACATAGTGGTCTGTTATATCAGAATTAAGGCTAAGTCTATAATCTTCTTTAAGGTCAAAAACAAACCCTTCTTTTTTTCCATTATAAATAGCCGTTATTCCAACATTTTGTGGAGTAGTAGGGTCAATATCCTCATTAATCCCTTTTTGTGGAAAAATAAGAGCTTGTAATGAAGAAACCGAATTTGTAGTAAGACCGGTAATAGCATTGATATCTTGCATTACTTGAGACTTATTACTATCCATTAAACCTGCTGTGTATTTTAAATTACTTAAATCCATTTTTTCTCCTAAGAGTATTGAACATAAGTATCTATGTTTTGACTTTCTACATCACTTGTATCTACAGTTGCACTACCATCTTTTCTAACATTAATTGCTAAACTTAAAGCAGCTCCACCAGCACCAAAGCCCATCATACCAGGTAAAAGACCACCTGTAGCAGAACTTGACATATAATCCCATCCTTCTTTGCTTGTAAGGAGCTTTGCTAACGGCCCGAGTGTATTATAAAAGAATACTTTTATATCGGTCAGAACTTCATTTATGTTCTTTGCTGCTTCTGCCCACGCTTTGATTGCATCTTCATCGTAGCCTGGTTTACTTCTATCTATTTCGCCCCTATACATTCTTTCCCATAGTTCGTAACTCATACCTAATTGACTACCTAAAGCCCAAGATGTTTCGGCCGGGAGTCTTTGTAATCTTTTTTCAATTTGTAATTCTACATCATCTAATCTATCAAGGGTACTTACACCAAGAGCCATAAATGGAGCGGCATTGCCCATACCAAGCTTTATACCACCTATTTTGCCCATCATACCCCTTTTCCAAGAGCCATACTCTTTAGCGGAAATTCCAGCTCTTTGCATAGCAGCCATACTTCCACCAAAGAAACTACCTTCAGATGCACCACCTTCAATTGTCATTTGATGTCCTAAAGAAGTTTGTGCTACTTGATTGATAGCTGTTGCACCTTTAACTATATATTTAATAGCTTGACCTGCAATCAAACCTGCAATACCAAGTTTACCCCATTTCATAAACATAGCATTAAAGAGCTTTCTTCTATTTTTTTCTTTTTCTCTTTCTTCTGCTAATTGAGCTTTAAGTTCTAATTTCTTCTTCTTTTCATCGAAAGCCTTGTTCTCTAATAAAGCTTTTGAGTGAAGTTTGTTCATCTTTTTATTCCACTTATCTTCACTCATAAACCTTTTAGCTTGTTCTTCTTGTTTTCTTTTTTCTTGGATTTTGGCTTTCTTTTCTTTATCTAACCTTTCTTTTTCTTGTTTCCAAATTTTAGATTTAAACTCTGTTACCTTTTCATCAATAAAAGCAGCTTTTTCTTCTCTTGTTTTACTTGAATAATCTTCTCCAAAAGCTCCTTTTTTTGCTCTTGCAGTTACATAGCTTCTAATCCTATCTTCAACACTTCTTTCATAACTACTTCTTTTTAAATATTGGTCAAAATGAGTTTTAAGAAAAGGTTGTGTCATCCTTTGAACTGATGACTTTTTATATGTGGCTTCATTCTCCATTGCCTTTACGAAATTTTTTAATTTCTTATCAGCATTGGAAAAATCGGCATCGACTTTGATTGTTGCTTCTACTTTTGGTGGCATTTTAACCCCTATAATCGTTTCTTATTCTGTCTGTTAAAACTCTTTCATAATCTGCTATAAAGTTTTCAAACTTTAAAATCTGTAATACTTCTTTTGCAGTGTACTTTTTAACTTCTTCTAAAGAACCATATCCTAATTTTACTATTCTAAAGATTGCAAAAGCTGCAGAATCTCTTACTTCTATCTTTGGGTCTTTTGAGCTATCGTCCTTCGTAAAACTTGATTTAAGAATTACAAAGGACTTGTCATAAAAGGGGCGGTATTCAAATCTATGACCTTCATACAAATAGATACATAGAAACCCCTCATTTCTACAGATTCAAAAAAAGACCAATCTTTTATAGGTTTTTTATCAAAAAAACATTTTGAAAGACAAGGTAAAAGAGCTTGTTTAATTTCTTCTACCGTTAAAATATTTATGCCCTCTATTCCATTTTTGTAACATTTTATTGTTTCCGAAAAAAGTTTTTCACTTTCAATAAAAGTTCCTAAATGTACTTCTAACTTATGTCCTTGAATATCTACTTCTTCAACATTTTTAAAAACTTCCATCTTTGCCCTCCCTTATTTTTATCCTATTGTCAAGCCGTCAATAACTCCTTGAATGTAATAAACGGTAATAGATTGTTCTACATCTCCGTTTACATTAATTCTTGTTTCAGGAGCTTTTCTTATTACTCCACCTGACAATTTGAATGTCCAATTCTTTACATTTCCGGAACCGTCTCCAAGCTTCTTTACAACTGTTCCTGAAATAAAAGTAAGACCTGCAAAGTTGCCACTTACATAAGAGTTGTATTTATTTACACATCCTTCATCTGTCTTTGTGCCTTTTAATACTCTAAGTTCGAGTTCGCACTTTCTTCCTTCTTCATCTAAAGCGTATATTGCATTTCCATTTTTACCTAAAGCCATATTAATTAAGTCGTTAGGAACTGTAATACTTGCTACATCTCCGTTTGCCAAATCATTTGTTATATCGGAGACATCTAATCCTTGTAAATTAACTTGGTCATCGCCTGTTATAGAAAATTGCATTTCAAACCTCCTATAAATTTATATTTACTATTATATTTGTAGAATGTATTGCTCCGGCCGCTTTTACTGCTATTTGTACCAAAGGAGCTTTTCTTTCTTCTCTATCTGATTGAGACTGTTGTGCTACAGGTAAAGAATATACATAATATCCTAAATTTGCGATATTATTCTTGAAAGTTGTTGGGTCTCCGAAAGTATCAGGAGAGTTCCATTTTCCTGGAGCTATAAAACCATTGTTTACTGCTCTTGAACATACTTCCATATAAACACTCTTTAAACCTGTCATTCCTGCTTCGGTTTGAGGTATCTTTGTACCTGTTTGTCTAAGATAATTGAAACCTGCGGTTTGTAAAGCATTTACGAACCACAATTCATTGAATACTTCATCAAAGAAACCGTTTGCTCCTGTGGAGAAAACACAAGGAACTCCAGCTATAGATACATAAGAATCTACACCAGCAGTTTTGCATTTTTCCAATAATGTTTCTGTCATTATAGGGTCGGACGTAACACCAACCAAAGGTTTTAAGTGCATTGTTTGAGTTGTATTAGAACCTTCAAAAACCGTTGACATTGCTTTAGAAACATAAGCAGCCATCATAATTTTAGCTTCTGCATCTGTTCCACCATAGAAAAGGCATCTTGTTTTCTTCAATGTTGCATTCTTAATTCCTGCAAAAGCTCCATCTATATCAGATTGAACATTTGATACTATGAAATTAATCTTATTGTTTTCTGCATTTACTAAAGAAGAAACTAATGCATCACTTGCGGAAGAACTATCATTTCCTGCATAGTTTGATGCAATATCATTTGCAATGGTATCTGTAGTCAAGAATCCACAGAAAAGAACTTTTTGTCTTAATCTTAAATATGCTTCTGCTTGAGATTCCGACACACCTTTTAAACCGATTATAAGTACTCCGGAATTACTCAATATGTTTGGAGCTTGAGAGAATATAGCATTAGCCATTTTAGCAGTTAAAGAATCTACTCCGAAATCTTTGTTTACTGCTACCGGTCCTCTATAAACTCTAAACTCTTCATTTTGCCCAAAAGCCTCCACAGGGTTTTCTGTAGATAAGAGTAAAACATTGGATGTTTTAAATTCGCTTAAACCTGAAGCAGTAGGAACTAAACTTACATCTATTACATTTGATAAACTTAATTCATTTCCCATTTTTTATCTCCTTATTGTTCAATTTTTATATTTTGTTTATTACTCATATCAGCTCTACTGAAATTATTGTAATAATCAACATCATTTGTAACTTTTTCAACGTGCATTATAGAATATTCGTAATGATACGAAAACAATCTTTGAGAAGGAGTTGCGAAACTCGCATTTGTAAACACTTTTGGTATCTTAGCAATTTGCATATTGTACTTTTCTTGTTGTTGTACACTATATACACTTTTCATCGCAGCGATTATTTCATATTTCCTTAATCTTGATGATGCTCCTGCTGAGAACGTGTTTATAGAGATATTTGTTTTAACATTCATCCAAACTTCTTCTTCTAATCCGTCATCTTTAGGCTTTGTATGTATATTTGTACCAAAAGTTTCTTCATCATCAAAAGAAACAACAACATACATTTTGTCATCATTTGGGATATCTCTTTTTTGGTTATATATCCAAATTTGGTCATCTGATAAACCTAATTGATTCTTAATAATATCACAAACTATTTTTATGACTTCCATTAAACACTCTCCGAAGATTCTTCATCCTTTTTAAATGCTTGTGCAATCATATACTCTACATATCCATACTCGGTACAATCGTACTTTTCAACTACTCTATACTGAACGCCTTTAAAAATTACTATATCATCAATGTTTATTTTTATTGTCGGGAGTAAGTGTAAACATTCGTATTTCCAAGCTCTTTGCCCTTCTTCCATAATTTGAAGTTTTTGGGGGTCAACGGGCTGTCTTACTCCCCTTGTCCTTATAGTAGTTCTTCTTTCTTGCACTTCACAATCAACAAGTGATTTTGAAACTAAATCAAATGTGATTGGTTGCATATATGCTTTAACTGGTCCTGAAAGATTTGGTAACACTTATTTCCCTCTTGATTTTTTTAGCAAAGGAGAAATTGATATTCTTCCTAATGCTCCTGTCTTATTTACCTTATAATTGCAACTTATAGAACTTTTTAATATACCTGTATCTGTTAAAGCAGGTTCTTGCCTTCCGGTTATCAACTTATATCTTTCCGAGAGCTTTTTCCACTTTCCAAAACCGTTAGTTTCAAAAGCAGTCATTATCTCATCATAAGCTAATTGGGCGATTTTTTCGAATAATTGTTCAAGAGATTTGTAAGTATGCGAATAGAAATTTATCCATCTAAATATTTCAGGTAATTTAGTTTTAAGAGGCATTTCAAGGAAACTTCTTTTAGGCATACCACCTAATCCATACTCGTGAATAGCACCTATTTCCGCCGTTGACAAAGAACTCATAACAGGTTTCCCTGTCTTTCCTTTAACGTACACGTGGGGAGTATCTTCAACATAAAATCGGATATTCCCTTTCTTGGGTAAAAATACTTTAAAAAAAGAGCTTTTATTCGAGCTAAAAGTAACTCTACTTTTTGCCATTATGGTAAAGTCCTTCCCGGAACTACTTTTACATTTCCTACTAAATAAGGATAAATCATTGTAACATATTTTAGTCCATACCCATTTTGTGCAAACATTGAAAGCATTGGGTCAGACTCAATCCACTTAGGAACTTTAAAACTTTCGGCAACATTTCTAACTTGTCTAAAAGTTAAAAGACCACCGTTGTTTGATTGTCCTTGTGAATTTATATTATTAATATCTACAACCAAATAATAGGCTGTCAGATACAAGAAAATAATCTTTTTATCATCATCTGTATCAAACAAATCTTCATTAAAGTTCATTTTGGCTTCAGAGATAGCCCTTGTAATATCTGCATCAGATACTTGGTCTTGCTCATTGCCATAAACGAAATCTTTAACAAAAAACTCCTTAAAATCACTTGGTGTTATTTGAAACATTTTTCTTCCTTTTCTTCTTTGTTTCACGTGGAACTTCTTCTACCACAGTATTTTCTTCATTTTTAACCTCTTTTTCCTCTTCTTTTATTTCTACTTTAGGCTCTACCTTCTCTACCTTTTTTATTTCAGGTTTTATCTCTGCAAGAGAAGAAGAGTAAAGTCTTAAGAGCTTTCTTCCTACATTATCATCTACATCAACGGTAAAATTAGGTTCTAATGTTATTACATTTCCCCTTTTATCCTCTAATGTAAAGTTTGAACTGCCTATATTTTTAATTTTCATTTTAGCTCCTATAAATAGGGTAGGAGGAGGGCATCTTCCTACCCTATTTTTCTCTTAAGAGATTATATAGAACTTGAACTATCTTCTGTTCTGTCGAAATACAAGATTTCTTGAGGTCTATTTACGAATACTCCACCAACCCTTGCGAAAGCTGTATTTACTAAGTTCCAACCATCAATGTTGTTGAACATTGTAGGTGTATAGTCAATAGCTTTTACAAGTTTAATTGAGTCCATATCTTTGTTGTACAAAGCATATCTTGTCAATCCCAATTTGTTGTAATCTTGGTCAGCATATACACAAGGAAGGATTGCAACGTGTTTTCTTGCAATCAAATCAAATGCTTCCTGTAACAATTGGAATTTGTTTTTCAATGGGAACTGTGGAGATACTTGAGCAGATAATCCATTGTAATCGGATTCCGGAATCAAGAATACATTCGGATATGCAGTTCTGTTACAATTCTTTCTGTATTTTTCAAGAACGTTTGCAACGAATACATTGATTTCATTGAAATCCATTTCTTTCAAAGATTTAGGAATTGTGGTTGTATCTATAGCAATATCAGTTTGGTTCAAAAGACCTTTAACAACTTTATTACCTAAGAAAGCAACTTTCTGTAATCCCAAATCGAAAGATTTTTTTCTACTTCTTTCTTTTCCGGCGATAAGAGAGTAGTTGTTTACCAATGCAGCTTGTTTCAATTCTTCAATTGTGAATTGAATCTTTTTCAACCAAGTTACAACCGGTATGTATTTACCATCAACAACTGCTTCTGCAACAGGAATCTTTGCTTGAGCAACATTGTTTTCTTGCCAACCTTCATCTATATCGGCTGTCAAGAACTCTCTTACTTGGAGCAATTGTTTTGCCCAACCACCATCTATTTCTTCTGGCAAATAATCTTCTATGTTTACTTCATAGAATTTCTGTTGGGAAATGGTTTTTAACAATACTGTTAAAGTGGTCATTTCCATTTCTGCTCCGAGACCTGTTTCAGCACCATTTACTTTCAATGCCAAATCTAAATCTGCTTGAGCTTTTTTCGCCATCAAAATTTCTGCTTCATTCAACTTTACAACATTTCCGTACACATCTTTAAAATTTCCGCTTAATATTTCTTCTTTTGTAAGTTTCATTTATCTTTTCTCCTTTATTAAAATATACCTTTTACTACAACTCTTGATAAACCAGCTCCTGCTTTATCTAAAGCAATAGCATCTACGGTTCCGTCTGTTTTTTTAACGAATTTCATTGTTGAAGAATCCCAAGTAAGTTCATCTCCAGCATTTACTGCTTCGCCGATGTTTGCATAAACGAATTTACCACCAATAAATACTGTACAAAAATCATTTGCACCATATTTATTCTTTACTGCGTTGAAAGCAACTATACCTACTGCTGCTCCCGTTGTTTTCGGAGTTACGATGATTTCAGGACCTGTAGAGTTTGCATCTAAAGATACAACATCTCCATTTTTTACTCCTGTTCCTGCGTAATCCGCACTAATCATAACATTAATCGCTTTACCTTCTACTGCGTCTAATGCTATTTGACCTGCCTCTACACTTTGTTTAAACTGATTCATTTGTTGAGTCATTGTTTTTCTCTCCTTATTCTTCTATTATTTTTATTCCGCCATCTTTTGTTGCCTGGAACGTAATTTGTCTTTTAGGTTTGCCTGGTGTTCCTGCATTCATTCTTTCATTAAGCTTTGCATTTTGTTTTTCTTTTTCTTCTTCTGCTTTCTTTTCTTCTTCTTTTTTCTTAGCTTCTTCTTCAGCTTGTTTCTTCTCTTCCTCTGCTTTTTTCTCTTCTTCTTTCTTCTTCTCTTCTTCGTTTTTCTTTTCTTCTTCATTCTTTTTTATGGTTTCACAAGCAGCATTGTACTTTTCAACCAATTCTTCTGCGGTGTATTCTCCATCACAGGTAGCATACTTCTTTTCTCCTTCATTAAGTTTTGCCGTTAAAGTCTCTATCATCGATTTAACAGTAAACTCTTTACCACCTAATTCAAAAGATGTATTCAAAATTTCTTCTGAATTATCTACTTTTTGTTTTCTGAAAAATGAAAACGCCATTTTATCCTCCCTTTCATTGAATTTATTATCTATCTTTTCTAAACCTTTTCTAAAATCTTTAAATTCATCTTTGTTCATTATTATCGCTTCATCGAATTTAGGAGTTTTTGTTAGTGCTAAATGAACAAACTCTCCATCCAAAACTTCTTCTACATAATCGATATCGTGGTATCTTCCTCCAACTCCGGAAGCAGTTGTAAGATATCCGTTAGATACTCTAAAGTTTTGGTTTTTAATAAACTCTAAAGCTTTTTTATCACTTACAATGAACTCTACCCAAAAATATCCATCTTGAGGCAGATAAAATGATTTAACTACATATCCTACAGGGTCTTGGTTTTCCCAATCTTGATGGGTAATAACCACAGGTTTCCCTGAGAAAGAATCGTTCATTTTATCCAAAACGGGTTTTGTTATCAACACATTCCCATTTTTATACTTGGATATTCCGTGAGTTATGTGTCTTGCATAAAAAACTTCTGCCGTTTTAATTTTAAAAATATTCATCACGATGAGAACACCTTTGTTTTTAGGTCTTTAGATGTAACTTTTGTTTCTTCATCTTCTTGACCTTGTTTTTTTGCCATTTCTAAAGGCAATGTATCATATAATGTTTCGTTTACATCTATGGTAATAGGTAAGATATTATTCTTGTTGATTATCTCTTTCATTTGAGAAACATTTATGAAACCTTTATTGTAAGCGAGTATCGCTCTTTGATATTCCGAGTTCTTTCTAATAGTCAAATCTTTTGGAGTTTCATAGTCGAGAGAACCGAATACTACATCAACAGAATGTATTTCTTTACCTAAAACGAACATACTAAACAATTTATATAAGTGTCTTAAATTATTTTTAACTTTACTTCTAATTTCAGTTTCTACCATCGTATTATAGTTCTTGATATCATCTTCTCCGGAACTAAAACCTGAGCTACCTATACCAAACAATTTTGATAAAGGCATTCTCAAATCCGATGCAATTTGGTAACGAATTTCTTTCATTACTTCTGCAAGTCCGGAAAAAGAACTTGAATGACCTTTAGATTCATAAGAATCATTTTTATCAAGAACAAGAGCATTTAAGTAAGATTTTAGTTGATTTGCTAACATAATTCTTTTACGAACATTAGCTTCTCCCGCCTTACTCATCAATGCAGTTGCAAAATTATTTATTGAATAAACATCGACTTTAACTTCATCGAGCATTTCGAAAGTAGAATCGACACCTTTTAAGTATTGATTAAACCCTCTAACAAGAGTTTCAAGAACAGAAAAGCCCCATCCTCTCAATCTTGGTCTTACGAAAGAGGGAGCTTCTTTTCCTTCCAATCTAAATACTCTTGATTTATGTATTCTAAGACCGTAATAGTTGTATATTTCCGGTCGGTAAAGCAATTTTCTCAATTCAACATCTCTATAGTAGTCGAGTTGTTGGTCATTTACATCATAATCTCCATAATAGAGTTCCCACAAATCGACTGCTATAAAATCTACAGGCATACCTTTAAGTTTTGTAGAATCTAAAGGTACAGATAAATCATCTTCGCCTGTCATCAAAATCAAAGCTCCACCACCAAAAAGTCTTGCCCATTTAACGGCATATTTAAACTTTTCGATGAAATCTTTTTCTTCGATAAATTCTTTGATTTTTGCTTGTTCTTGTTTATCTAATTCATTAGTTTTAAATTCTATTTCTGTTCTAAATGCATCATCTACCGGCAAGTCTATCATTGTTTGGATTAATCCGTGTTCAACATAGGATTCAGAAAGTAGATATCTAAAATTTGATATAAAGTAGTTACGATTATTTTTTGCGAGAGTATCGATTTGGGAAGCTTGAACACCTCTTCCAAAGATTGCGGCACCTTCCCATCCTCCATTAAATCCGGAGATAGAATTTACGAAAGAAGATAATGAGTTTTCTTTAACTGCATCTTCTATTCCTTTTGTGTACCCGTCGATGAAAGATATGTTTTTTTTCTTGCTCATCTCCCTATCTCTTACTTTTCTTAATTGATACATAGCAAATTTTGAAGGAAATGTCAAGTACTTTATTTAAACATATTAAAATAATTTGCATCTAACACGTGAGAAAGTTTGATTGCTCTTACTATTTGTTTTTTGGTTGGTTTTTTCTTTTTAAGTTTCTTTTGTTTTGCTTTTAATCTGTGTTGCTCTCTTTTTATTCTATCTTCCATACCACCGACTACTTTATAACGATAATACGACTTAAACAATTTTATAACTCCTTAAAAACTACTAATTAAATAACTCTAAAGGAAGTTCAGAGCCAAGAATATTCAGAACCAAGATTTTTGGGCGTAGCACAATAAATTAAAAGGTTGAAGATGAGTTATTTAAATTAGTATGTTTTCTTTTTCTTGCTTATAAAACATATAAAGTGCAATATTAGAGGCGACCACGAGTCAATTTTCCTGTGTTCTTCTCTAAGACTTACGATTTAAAAAAAGAGCAATTACACATATCGTAAGTAGTTTATTTTAATTTCATAACTCTAAAGGAAGTTCGTCGCCGAAGTTTCTTCGTTGCTATGGATAGATTGTTAGGCGTTGCCGTAGTCATACACGCTATTTTTCGGTTTTGAGAACATCTACCTTTGTGATTTCTCACTATCTCATTTTATTTTACAAGCAGTGATTAGCACTCGCACTTGTTTTTAGAAAATAAAAAAGACACTTTGTAGTATTCCTGTTCCATCCCTTTTTATACCCTCAAACAAATATAAATCAGGCAGGAACACTACAAAATGTCTCTAAAAGTTTGAGGTTTAGTTTTCAAAAAGATAATAAACTGATGGAAGCAATTTATTATCCAAACTTTTTACTACGATAAAATATTACATTATTTAAAAAATTTTGTCAAGTACTTTTTTTTCTTGACTTTTTTTTCTTAATATATTATATATATAAAAAAGGAGAGGGTATGAAAATAAGAATACAAGAATCAACATATCGAGGCCGACCGATAATACAGTTGTTTGATGAAGATGCACAAGAAGAATACAAGAATTATCCACTCCTGAGTATAGGATTAAGGAAAGCAAAAGCAGTAATGGCAGTAAAAGAAGAGATACAAAAATTTATAAATAAAAATGAGGAACAAAATGGAAAAATACATAGCTATTCTTAAAAATTACAAGGACATTTTACAGTTTTTGCATTGGAATACTGCAAAAGAGTATGCTTTTCACATACTTTTTGAAAGGTTGATGGGAGACATTGACCCTTTATTAGATAGATTTGTTGAAGTAACTATGGGAGCTAAAGGTATAATTCACGTAGATTTTAACAAGTTTAAAGAAGTAAAGTTAGAATATACCGACTTAAAAGAGTTTATCAAGAATGCCAAAGAATCGTTTGGAGCATTGCTTATGGACTCTAAAGAGACGGAACAGAATGTTATAATAGACATCTTAGAGATGTTTGACAGGCACTTGTACTTATTATGATGAGAGGAAAAGGGGATGTACTTAAAGATGCTTTTTCCGAGAAGATAATTTATGAGGCTCTCAAGGCAGACATAAAAGCATTTGCTAAACAGATGAAAGAGAAGTACAAACCGAAACTTAAAAAGATACAAGAGATAAAAGACAGTCAGACAGGTCTCGGATTATTTGAAGTAGATAACTTGATTTGGGAATATATAAAAGAAGATGATGATTTAAGACACGCAATATATAATGCACAACAATTACCTTTGGTAACAAAGAGAATGGTAAAAGAAATATTTAAAGATTGTTTCAATGAAGTATTAAATAAGAACTCCAACATCATAGAGAATGGGAAACCTAAGACTACAAGAATGTTATTAGCGGAGATGATAGTTCAAGGAGTATTGACAGGGAACATAACGGCAAATCAATTAAGAGGTCTTGAGATAATAAGAGATACAGTTGGAGAAAGACCTGCCAATGAGATAATAAGTAAAGGCATCCAACAAAAGATAGTGGATGTAACCATAACAAAAGAAAAGGTTGACAAGGTAAAAGATATATTAGACAGTTTAAGGAGTGCGAACATAACAGATGGACTTAAACAAAATATCGCTCTTAGAGGAATCCCTGAAAGACCCGGAAACGAAGGAGTTGTTGAGGCTAACGTGTCTGGGGAGTCTGAAAGAGTACATAACCCTGATGTTCTTCCTGATAAACAGGACTGAATTTGATTTCCAACCTTTTCACGATGAAATCATTAGGAAACTCGAAGATATTTATTATCGCAGAAACAAGAAAAAGAACTTAATGATAAATATTGCAGTAGGTTCAGGTAAGAGTGCCATCATAGAATGGTTTATTACTTGGGCTTTTGCAAACGACATTGACCCAAAATTCTTATACGTTTCACATTCCGACAGACTTATAACCAAACTTTCCGGAGAAACTTTAGATATTATAGAGTCCGAATATTGGCAAAGTATGTTCAATCATCCGTTAAAACAGAAATCTTCAGTAGAGTACAGTTTTGAAGGTGGAGCAACAAGAAGTGGTATGAGTGCTGCACCTATGGGTAGTGGAATTACGGGTATAGACGCAGGTAATCCGGCCGCAAAAGGTAAGTTCAAAGGAGCTTTAATTATAGATGACCCAAACGATGCCGATGATGCAGATTCCGATATTCTGCTCCAACAAGCAAGAGACACTTATACCAACAAACTCAAAACGAGATTAAGAACAGAAGATACTCCTATCATAGTAATAATGCAGAGGTTATCCACAAACGACTTGGCTGGATATATAGAAGATGTAGAGTATGATGATTATGATATACTTCGAATACCTGCTTACAATGAAAACACAAAGACTTCGTTTTGGGAAAGGAAGTTTCCGGTCGAAAAGCTAATGAAAATCAAGCTCCAAACACCAAGCCTTTTTTGGTCTCAATATCAACAAGACCCACAAGCTGCAGGTGGAGGACAATTCACAAACCAAATGTTCCTGGTAGATGCGTTACCTGAGTTCTTCGATTTTACCGCAATAGTGGCAGATACCGCATACAGAAATTCGGAACGTAACGATTGGACTGTATTTATGGCAGTAGGTAAATCTAACGGCCGACTTTACATCTTAGACATTAAAAGAATGAGAGTGAACTCTAATAAGGTTGAAGGATTCTTTTTACCTTTCATAGAACAATATTCTCATAGAGATGACTTTATAGGATGTTTCATAGAACCAAAAGGACACGGTATCTATTTGAACCAACATTTACCTGAGTTAGGTGTTCCTATCCAAGCAGATACTGTCATTAGAGAGTTCTATAAAGATAGGAAGAAAGATAAACTTATAAGAGCTAATGTGGTTCTTCCTGATATTCAAAATCATAAGGTAACATTCAACTATCAAATAAATCAAGAGTTAGTTCAAGATTGTATTAAAGAATGTCTTGAGTTTCCGGACGGTAAACACGATGATATGGTAGATTGTATCGTAGATTCAGCTAAACTTGTGTATAAACATATCCCAAGTCTGTTGGAGGTACTATAATGCCCAAATCTCCATACAAAAATCCATACTTTTATCCGAAAAATATGTTTAAACCAAGAAGCAGGGAATATTATGCATCCCAAACTACTTACAAGCTCCCGGAACACCTTAAACCAATACTTGAAGAGTATTTAAAGAAACCACAACCGAAATTTAATAAGAAGTACTACTGTGTTTGTTGCAACCGAGAAAAAAGAAGTAAAGAACAATTAGACCTTGCCAACTTCATCTTTTCCATTGCTCCAGACCGAAGAAGAGAAGATAACAGGCATACCATCTACTTAGTTCAAAGACCTAAAGGCTTTACAAAGACTTTCGCTTTAAATCCTCATACTAAAGACAAGATTCTCCCTTTAGTCTTTGAAGCCATCGAAAAAGGAATCCTTTAATAAAACCCCTTGACTTTCAAAACCAAATCTTATATAATTCAAAGCAAGGAACTTGCAGACTGCCTTTATGGTAAGCCGATAACTCCTTGCTTAAGTAGTACCTTAGTAGTAATGTATCTCAAGTTGCAAGTACTGTCTTTATGATAAGCCGAACTTAGATATGTCAAAACCCTAAAACCTTATGAAATATGCTGTAATCCGAAAACAGACATATATTATTTTTTTTTGTAAAAACACCCTTTTATCATAAAATATTTTTTTGCCACGACCACCTTTTTAGACTTTTTATAGCAAAAGGTAGCCTTTTTTCCTAAGACAGTATAATCCTACCAACCAAACAAAATCTCTTCAAATATCTCAAATACTAATCTTTAATCACTATTCTAAAATATGCTCCAAACATCCAAAAACGTTCTATTTTGCAGAAAATTGGGGTAGGTGCTAACCACCCACGCCAAAATAAGAATGCTTTATTTCCGGTTAGTTCTGGCAATGCATCCCATACCGTAACAACAAAAAAAATATATATAAAATATGCTTGACTTTTTATTATTAAATTTATATAATTATATATAGAAAATATTAAGATAAATATAAAAAAGATATACAACAAATATAAAATAAAACACTTGACATAACAAAATAAATAATATAGACTATTAAGGGGCAGGGATAGAGCAAAAGCAAAGCAACAAAAGAAAATAAAAAATAAAGCCAAAGGGGGCAAAAATGGAAATTTTAAAAACAATTAAAAAAGAGTATCAAAAGGCATTGAAACAGGATGTAAAAAGCATTAGAGAGTTGAAAGGGCTTGACGATGAAAAATTAAAAAATTGGTGGTATCGTGAGAAAATGACCGCAAAAACAAAAAGATTATTGAATGAAAAAACAATCACAATAAAAGAGTTGAAGCAAGCTTTAATTAAAAAGGCAACAAAAGACAATGAAAAATTGATGAATGAAAAAATCGAAAAAGTAACAACCGCAAAAAGCAACGAGCCAATCAGATGGGGCAAAATAGATATATATAAAAATTATTCAAGGACTTGGGGTTATAGTCCAAAAGGCGAATATAAAAACGGCTTTTTTTATAAAGAGTTTGGCGCCGTTGGTGGTTGTGGATATGATAAAAATAGCACATTATCGGCCGATATGCTCAACAATGATAATAACTTTAAATCGTACCTTTATAGATTCATAGAAAAAAAACATATAAACAATAAAAACATTGGAAAAAAGCTTGGCTACGGTATAAGATTATCTCGCGGCGTTCCTTATTTTGAGGGCGGCGTTGGTTTGGAATGTCATATAAAAATATTAAAAAACTTAGGTTTTAAAGTTACGGAAAATTACAACAAAGTATCAACAACAATCATTTTTGAATCAAAAACAAAAACAAAATAAAAAATACATTGAAAAATAAATAAAAAGGGGGCTTTTTAATGATTTATTTAATTTACTTTTTAGCTTTTTGGAAAATTCTCGAAATATTTGTAAAAATTTCAAAAGAAATTAGATTGATGATGGTTTTATACCTAAAACACAAAAAATCGATAAAAAAGGGCTTTAAAACTCGTTTAATAATAAAATAACATTGATTTTTCAAGTAGATAATCACAAGGGGGTTAGATATGGAAGAAATAAAAATCAAAATTGAATTAGTTGAAAAAGGTTATATATTATATAAATGAATATATAGATTATGCGGAACAATTTAATAAATGAAAGGGGGTGGCAATATGGAAACAAGAGAATATAAAAGAAAATTAAAGAAAGTAAAGGCAAAATTTTTAGAATTAGTAATTGAAGATTTTAAGGGTTGTTGGACTAAAGAAGATGCATCGGCTTTAGGGTATGCGGTCAAGTTTATTCAGGGACTAACAATAAATAATGATGGGACAATTAGTTATAACACAGGAACAGAACTTAATAACAATGCAAAATGGGTTGCGGTGCATACATTAGATAGAATTTTACAAGAATATAATGCAAAATTAAGGGATGAGCTTGTAAAAAAATAACATTTCCAGAAATGGAAATAAAAGGGGGCGACAATGTTTAGATATTTAATAAAAATTAAAAACGGAAAAAAAGAAATAATTTATTGTGGTTGTAATAAAGAGTTTTACGCTTATCAAATTTTAAAAATGATACAACAGGACAACAAAAAAGACAATTTAAGTAGTGATAATGTTTATATTTACGATAACAAATTAAAAACAGAAATAAAATATTTTTAAGGGGGCAAGTATGAAAATTAGCATAAAATTGGCAAACGGAATTGAAATAACAAGGGAATTTACGGCCGAGCAATTACAAAAGGCGGAAAATACAAAAGAATTTAGACAAGCTAATAAAAGGGGCAAAGTTATAAAACATTGTAGTTATAATCATTATGGAAATCAATATTGTTTCGGAAAATGTCAACAAATATGTAAAGAACAAACAGAAAAAAGAATCGATTCTTTAACAAATTACATTAATGTATTACAAAATATACACTAAAAAAAAGGGGGAGCTATATGATTTATATAATAACAAAAGATGGAAAAAAATGGGAAATGAATCAATCTCAATTATTTAGTTTTATAGACAAACAAACTTCTGACGGATATGATTATATAAATAATATGGAAACGGCAGAACAATGGTTGAAAGAGAACGGATATAATATAACAAATAGAACAAAAATTATTTTAGAATATCTTAAACAATATGGTTTCGAACAAGTTGAAAATGTGGATATATGGAAAAAAAGAAAGGGAACAAGTTGTTTTTATATGTATGTGATATTAGAAGAATCATATATAACTATATACACACAAACAGAACAAGGACCGGACTGTAAAAAAACAAGCTTTGATACATACGAATATAATCGGTTAAGCAAAAAAGAATTTTCTATTTTTGGAAGAATGTTTATAAATATGTTGTCATTTTTTGAAAAATAAAGGGGGAAAGTACGAAAGGGAATAGATTTTTTAAAATTTATGAAGATTTTGGGGATGGATATGCAATAGCAAACGAACAAGGCGTTATTGAAATAGCTAATAACGATAGGGAAAGGGATGACGGAACAATTGCGGATGAGTTTAAAGATTTTGAAAGTGCGGAGAAATTTTTGAAAGAAGAAAAAGGCTTGAATGTGGATGAAATGGAATTTTCTTCAATAGATGTATCGGAAAATGTAATTTCATTAAATTATTAAGGGGGTGTGTTATGGGTTTGGATATGTATTTAACAGGAAAAAAGTATTTGGGATGTAAATATAACGAAAAAGATGAAAAAATAAAAATTGAAGTCAAGGCAAAATGGGATAAAGAACCGGAAATATATAACATTGACATCAGGGATATAGATTCAATTGTGTTTGATTTAGGGCAATGGAGAAAGGCAAACGCAATTCACAAGTGGTTCGTTGATAAATGTTTCAGCGGCAACTATGATGATTATTGTGGGGAAGAAATTGAAGTTGAAAAAAAGCAATTGATTGAATTGAAAGAACTTTGTAAGGATGTAAGGGAACAAGTATCAAAAGCAAAGGACATTGAAACAAAAAGGGCAATAATTAAAAAGATGTTACCAATGCAAAATGGTTTTTTCTTTGGATATACGGAAGAAGATGAAGGAATCGAATTCTATATGCAAGATTTAAGTTTCACAATCAAAATAATAGATTCCGCACTTAAAAAGATGGAAAAATACAAAATATATGAAATTTATTATAGTGCAAGTTGGTAAAAATTTATTGCCCCCGCCCCATCTGAAATGGTGGGGCTTCAGGGCAAAGGTTAAGGGGGTAGAAAATGGATGGAATGGAAGAAATAATCAAAATAATTGAAACTCAAGGAAGTATTAAAAGTCTTTAAAGGGGGATAAAATGAAGAAATTAATTTATAGAATTATGCAAAAAGTACTAACAAAGAATTGGAAAATTGCAAACAAAACTTATGACTTCCGGAAATGGTTTTATTTTAAAGTTTTAAAGTTGGAAGTTTGTCATTTTTGTTTAAGAGAGTATTCAAGGGGCAGCAAAAGATATTGTTGGGATTGTATGGAAGAGACTTTATAAAGGGGGAAACAATGAAACAAATGTTAGTAAAGTTTGGTTTTATAACTGAAACAGTTGAAAAAAATAGGGAAATATGGACAAAAACAATTGTTTCAAAAAGCAATGGGGAAAAATACTTTCTGTCTTTTTGCGAGTTTGGATATGGAATATTGTTTACAATAAAGCATCAAAAGGCACTAATTTCGGTCAGAAACTTTGGAAATAATGATTCAATAAAGGACATAAAAAGGTACATAAAAAAGGCAATTAGCTTTTTTGAAGAATAAAATAATAAAAAGGAGATAAAATTATGGAAAAAACACAAAGAATAACGGACAAAGAGTATTTTAGTTATCAGGGCTTGAGCAAAAGCCAATTAAAACAATGGAATGAAGGAAATCCAATGATGTTTTGGAAGAATTGTGTATTCAACCCAAACAGAATTGATGAAGGTGTTACAGATGCATTAGTAAATGGGAGATTGGCACACACACTTTTATTAGAGCCAAACAAGTTTGATGATGAATATATCATCATTCCGGACCAAAGAGGTTTTTCAAGTAGAAAAACACAAGCCTTTCAAAAAGCAATTGAAGAAAACAAGACCGGAAAAGACTTGGTTTTACAAAGTGAGTTTGATGCCTGGATTCATAGAATTAAAACACTTGTCAGCTATGACCTTGTAAAATCTATTCTTAAGGGAATACAAATTGAAAAGCCTATAATTTGGCAAGAAAAAGGCTTGACTCTTAAAGCCAAGTTGGATGCGGTAAAAAACACTCCGCAAGGAATTGTTTTGATTGAGTACAAGACCACATCCACAATCGAAAAGAATGTAAAAGGAATTGATTTAGGTGGTTATGTGTTTGATGTTGGTATGCAAAGCAAAGCAATTGAGGCTTTATACGGTCAAACTCCAACCAAAATGATATTTCTCATCCAAAGTTCCAAAGAAGATGAAGAGAATTTTATTGATATCAGGTCGGTAGAAAAACAAGACATTGAAACTTGTAAAATTTATACGAATCTTGTTATTGATAAAATAAAAGCAAGATTGGACAAAGGTTTGACTGATGAGTCTTTCAGGACCGAATTAAAAGAAAGACCTTTTGATGGTTACCAACAAACAGCATTTAGCTTGGCTTTCGATAAAAAATTTGCAGATATGGGAGAATAATTGTGAAAAGAATCACAATTAAAGGAGGCAAAATGAAAAGAATAACATTAGTAGAATTATTAGAAAAAACATTCTCGGCCGATGATGACTTAAAGTTTGAAATAGGAAAGCTTTTTGGAGACCCTTTACTTGTCATTAAGAATCAAAAAGGTCATAGTGAATGTTTTGGAATTGGTTATCAAGAACCAAAAATATATATAGTAAATGACACAATCAATCACGAAACATTTATAGGAAATGAAAATGCGATTCTCCAATATGCTCAAAATCTATTCAAGGATGAAGATAAAGAATGGATAGATGACCATCATTGGGATTTAAAAAGGAACGGAATAACTGATGAAGTTAGGACATTTCAAGGAGCAATCAAATTTTTATCTCTCAAGTATATTGAAGTAACAGAAATCAAAGAGGATGTTATTAAATCCTTAAACACAGATAAACTTGTAACCATAAAAAAGGAGGAAGAATAAAATGCAAAATTTACTTGAAGAAACATTGGAAAAACTAAAAGATTATGACAAGAAAGAAGAAGATGTGCTTTTTGTAACAAATGGGGAAAAGGCTTTTAGTTGGGAAAGATTTAAAGAATTAGCTAAAAATTTAAGATATGATGATGGATATGGAACTGCAGAAATAAACACAGAATTAAAAATAGTTGGAAAGGATTGGTGGTTAGAAAGAAAAGAATATGATGGTGCTGAATGGTGGGATTTCAAAACGCCTCCGGAAAGAATTGAAAGGTGCAAAGATGAAAGTGTTACCAAAGAAGATTTACTTGAACAAGGTTTATATTAAAATAAATGTTGCATTTTTAGTAAAAAAAATAGTATAATTAAATAAAAAAGGAGGAAGTTATGACAAAAGAATTAGTAGTTCAAACTTTTAACAATGCAATACAAGAGCAAGTTCCGGTTTTAATCAAGGCAACAGGATTGAATCAACAAGAATTACAAAGCAAATTGATTTCATTTGCCTACGCAACAAAGAAGATGCTTGAGGCTTCAAAACAATCCATTACAAATTTAGACCCGCAGAGTATAAGAGAGGCTTTCAAGGACTCTTTGGATGCTGGAATACCTGTTGATGGGAGACAGTTAGCTTATGTTATTAAATATGGGAACACTATTCAATATTCTATTGGATACAAAGGTTTTAGTGCTAAAATCAAAGAGATTTATCCAACGGCAATAGTTAAGGCTGAGCTTGTGTTTTCAGGGGATGTTTTTACTGTGGAAAAGGTTGATGGACAGGCGAGATACACACATAAAGTTGCAAATCCTTTTGCAAGTATAAAAGATATGCTTGGTGCTTATGCTTATGTGAAATACACCGTAGAAGGCAAAGAATATTCTTTTATAGAAACTATTGGTAGAGAAGAGATTAACAAAATAAAAAGCAAAGCTAAAACTAAGTATGTTTGGGATGAGTGGTATGGGGAAATGGCGAAAAAATCGGCAATCCGTAGATTGTGTAAGATTTTAACAGCGGGTAATCCAAAATTGGCGGTTCTTGAAAAGATAGATAACAAGAACTTTGATATTCAACAAGAGCCAATACACGTTGATTATGACAAACCTACTCCAATGCCGCCTGAAGTTCAACATAACAAAGCAGAAGTTGAAGAAGAACAAAAAGTTGTAGATGCAGAAATTCCAAACGAACCTACTCAGGAAAAAGAAGAAGATGCAATGTCCAACATATTTAAGTTACAAACTTTTACTCAAAAGAAAGGTAAAACTGACAAAGGTAGAGATTATGTTTTGACTACCTTGTATTTGGAAGGTGGTATTCAAGTAAAGACCTTTGATAAGAAAGATTATATCGAAGGTCAGACCATAGAGTTAGTTGATTGGGATAAAGAAAAAGGTCAATGCAAATCAGTAAATATATTATAGGAGATAAAAATGAAGATAGCATTAGAAGAATTGTATAAACAAACATTAGAGAAAAACAAAATAAATCCGCAACAATTACCTTTTATGGACTTTTTAAAACAAGTATATATCAACTTGAAAAAACAAGGTAACAAAGAAGGTGTAGAACAAATTGAAAAGATGATAGATGATTCTATTACTCTCTATTCTAAAGGGTTAGACACTTTCAATTTAGAGCAATTAGAAAACCTTAAAGAGTTTACCACAATAGAAAAAGACATTGTAGAAAAAAGAATCAAAGCTATCGAAAAAAAGATAGAGGAAAAGAATGCAACAAATAATAAACAAAAATGAAATAAAAGTTTATAGGAATGAGAAAGAGTGTAGATGTGAACTCAATGAGGGTATAAAGATTGTATGTGCTAAAAAGGTTTGGAAGTTGTGTTTTTGGGGGTTCACATCTCACAAAGAGAAGAAAGGAGGATAAATGGCTACTTTAACTTTAGAAGAATTTAAACATAAATATCATACGATGAAAACAAAAGACCTTGCGAGAGAATTGAAAGTAACAGTTCCAACGGTCTTGAAAGTAGTGAACAAGTATGGAATCAAGAAGAAGAAACCAGGAAGATTGAAGAAGAGTAATAAAATAACAATAATTGGATAAAGGAGGGTAGAATGAAAAAGCTTTTAGTATTAGTATTTTGTTTAGTTTTATTTGTGGGATGTACGACTAATAGGAAATTTTCAGGGAGTGGTATTCCTGAACAAGTAAAAACCATAGAATTTTATAATGGTGGAACTTGCATAGGAAAATATGAAGATGCAAAAATTGAATTAAGAAGTGTTGCAAGTTCAGGTATAACAGGACAACCAATATCTTTTTATTTGTATGTTGTTTATACAAAAGATTCAACAGAATATATTATAGATAGTGAAGCATTAGCTATTAAATATACTTTGTATAATAACCAAGAGTATAAACAATCTATGTTTCAGTTTGGTAATAAAGTTAATTAAGGAGCATAAAATGTATAAAATCTATATAGCAGGAGCAATAACAAACAATCCGAATTATGTTAAAGATTTTTTGAGAGCAGAAGAGGCTCTCACGGAAAAAGGTTATGAAGTTTTATCTCCTATTAGAACTTCTTCATCAGAAAATGCTTTGCCTGTAAAATTTTGTTTCTTTGATGCTTTAGAATTGCTTAAACAAGCAGATATGATGTGTATAATCAATGACATATCAAAATCAAAAGGAGCAAAGATTGAAAGAGATATAGCAATGTATTGTGGCATTCCAATAGTAAATTATGAACTTTTAAAAAAGGGGGAAAAATAATTATGGAAAAAGAAACAAGAGACATAAGAGTTTTGAACTACATAAAACAATATGGAACAATCACACAAAAAGAGGCCGACAAATATTGTGGAACAACAAGATTGAGTGCGGCAATATACAATCTCAAGAAAAAAGGATATAACATTGTAACAAAGATGATTAGAGTGCCTACAAGGTTTGGATGGACTTATGTTGGTCAATATTCTTTTAATAGGGGGGAAGAATGAGATTTTGTGATAAATGCTCACAATTCGATAAGAGAGTAAAAAACTGTTGCAAAAAAGGATTTGAAGTTGTTATAGGTAAAACGGGCTTTGGGATAAGACCATCAAAATGTAAAAAGAAATATAAGAAAACAAAACCTATTAATTGGAAAGAAATAGCTGTGGATAACTTTCAAATGTACATTCGATATAGAGACAATTGGACTTGTGTAGTTTGTGGAAAACACATAGACCCATCCGAAAAAAATGCAAAGATGTTGATTCACGCAGGACATTATATTAGTAGAAGTAAAACATCATTACTTTTAGATGAGAAGAATGTCCACGCTCAATGTAGGGATTGCAATGGTAAACAAAATTGGGAAGGTCTTGACCCAAGATATACGAGATATATTGTATCGAAATATGGAGTAGAAGTTTTAGATTATTTAGCTAAAAAGAAAAATGAAATTGTTCAAATTAGTAATGAACAGTGGAAAGAGATAGCATCCTATTGGGATAATAAGTTGCAAGAAATAAAAAATTTAAAAGGAAAATAAAATGGAAATAAAAGGTCAAGTTCATTGTCTATTCGAACAAAGTGGAGTTTTTAAGAATGAATTTATCAAGTTAGGTATTCCTGCACAAGATTATGATATCCAAAATAATTTTAACCAAACGGATAATGTTATCGATTTGTTTCAAGAAATAGAAATCGCTTATAAGAGAGAGAGAGAGAGAGAGAGAGAGAGCATTTTCGACAAGATAACGCCGGACGATTTGATTCTTGCCTTTTTCCCTTGTATCTATTTTACAGGAAGTTCAAATCCTCTTTTCTTTTGTGGAACAAGTGGAAATTACAAAGGTTGGACAAGATGTCAAGTTGTAGAGGATATAATTGAAAGAAGTAGGAAGAGGCAATATCTTTATGAATTGTTATTAAAGTTTGTAAAAATTTGTTATGAAAGGAATTTGAGAATGATTATGGAAAACCCTTACTCATCATTACATTATTTACACAATAACTTTATACAAAAGCCTGAATTTATAGATGAGAATAGGATGTTACGAGGAGATTATTTTGTAAAACCAACGGCTTATTGGTTTTTCAATTGCAAGGCTACTTATGGAGAATCTTTCCAATATGACAAAGAACAAAAACTTATTCGTAAATGTAAAGGCTCAAAGGGAGATGGATTGTGTTCTGAAGAAAGAAGTATGATAAGCTCAGATTATGCAAGAAACTTTATTTGTGATTTTATCATAGGTAAAGAGCAGAATTTTGGACAAATGAAATTGTTTTAAAAAGTCCTTGACAGTTTGTTCTTTATATACTAAAATTAGTTTATGCTTACGGAAAAAGCAATAATCAATTATACATTAAAAAATTTAAAATAATGAGGAACAGAAGGCAAGGCTACCCCCTTTCCTTGTTCCTGTGGTGGCAGAGACTTTCCTTTCCGTAAGCACTCTGCCATCTTTATTTTGGAGGAAATATGAGTTATTACACAAAAAAAACACATAAAAAGATTTCTACTTTTATTCCTAATAATTTTGATGAGTTGTTAGCAGAAGCTAATAATATGACTACTAATTGTAAATATGCGAAAATTATTGAGAAAAGCGAAAATAAATGTAAAATTTTATTCAATGTAAAAATTTTTGGGAATGTAAATCCCGGACAAATAAAAAGCTTAGGAATAAGAAATGATTTATATGAAGAAAAGAATCGTGTTGTTGTTTTTTTAGAGGATTGTATAGGTTATTCTCAAACTCTTGAATTAAACATAAAACAAACTTTCTTTTTACTTGTTTCACTATTGGAGGAATAATGTTAAGAAATAAATTTGCAAACAAATTTACACAAATAAGCAATATTGTTTTAAATGATAAAGAATTGTCTTTGGAAGAAAAAGGTCTTTTTTGTTATCTCTTCTCAAAGCCAAATGGTTGGGAATTTCATTACAATGTTATGAGAAAAGAGTTAAAAGAGAAAAGTGATAAGACTATAAGAAAAGTTTTGAATAGATTAGTAGAAAAAGGTTATATAACAAAAACACAAATAAGTAATCCAAATGGTCAATTTGGAGGAATAGATATAGAATTTACAGACAAGAGTTTTAGTATAGCCGAAGGTAAAAATACCGATGCCCCAAATTTACCGTTCGGTAAAAATACGGATTCGGCAGATTTACCTCCTAATAATACTAATATATCTAATAATACTAATATTATTACTAATACTAATTTATCTATTATAGGGAAAACAAAAAAATTTGTTAAACCAACAATTGAAGAAATAAGAACTTATTGCAAAGAGATTGGAGCAAATATAAATCCGGAACAATTTTATGATTACTATGAATCAAAAGGTTGGATGATAGGAAAGAATAAAATGAAAGATTGGAAAGCATCTGTAAGAACTTGGAAAAGGAATAATGCATCCAAAGATACTGCAAATGAGTTTTTAAGGTTGGGGAGGGAAGAATAATGGTAGAAGAAAGAATAATAGAAATAGAAGTTTACGATTTGAAAAAATTAAAAGAAGTTATTGAAGAAGGTCATAAATTACATACATCACATTTGTTTCTATATGATTTAAGCAAGTGTTGTAATTTGGAACAAGTAGTTAAGGAGCAAGACAATGAAAGTAGAATATTGTCAAAATTGCAAAAATTCTGAGTTTAAAAGCACTTCAAAAGGTATAAGATTATGGTGCTATATCAAAAAGAATTATGTGGGTTTTTGGGATAAAAGTTGTAAGGAGCAGAAATGAAAGAGAGAATAGTAATTGATAATGAAGATATTTTGTTTAGTTGTTTACACGATTATGAAGATAATGTAGGAGTTATAAATTATAAATTAGACAGAAAAAAATTTGAGCAAGTGCCTGAAACATTTGAAGAATTGAAAGAGTTGTGTAAAAGCATAAAAGGAAACAAAAAAGATTGTGGTGGTGCTATGTGGTTTGAGTTTGGATGTTTGAATAACGACAAAATGTATCTTGGGAAATTTTTATGTGTTGATGAAAAAGGTCAAGTAGGTATAGCAGAAAGAAGTTGGGGTGGAGAGATTAGTATCACAATTTTTGCACAAAATAGAACACCACAGCAGATGTGGCAGATAATAAAGAACTTAATAGGAGAAGAATAATGGGAGATTTATTTAAAGTTGTTGAATATAATGACGGAAAGATTAAAGGTTATGTTTTAGTAGATACTGATAATATGCAAAAGTTATTAATGCCGAATAACGATGTAGTAATTTTTCAAACAAAAGAAATAGCAGAAAAAGTAAGCAGACTAATGACGGAAGATTTGATTTATTAGGAGAGTAAAATGGAAATAAGAACGAAGTTTAATGTCGGAGATACGATATGGTATATAGAAGATGTGTTAAATGGTAAAGATTACATAGATTGTTTTATTGTCGGAAAAATTATGGCTTGTTATAATGATGACGATGATAACAAATTAAATATAACTTATGCTCGTAAAAATAGTTTTCATTTTATTTTTGAACAAGATTGTTTCGCAACCAAAGAACAAGCACAAAAGGAGTGTGATAGAAGAAATGGCACAATATAAAATAGAAATTAATATAAAAACAATAAGAAGTATGGATAAAACAATACAACATTTTGGAAATATGTTTTTAAGTAAAATAGAAGAAGAGTTTTTAGTTAAAGATGTGAAAGTGCAATTATTTAAAGCAAGGAAGAAGAAATATGACGAAAGAAAAAACTATGCAGTATAAGGAGCAGACCAATGGGAAATAAGATAATAGTTGAGTTTGATAGGAAAGAATTATTGAGAGTATGTAGAGAGTGCAAAGACAATGATAATTTGAGCTATGCTTTTTGCAAGAGAAATTATGAAAGAAGAATACAATGCAGAATAAATAATCATTTTAAAGATTTTAAGATTAAGGAGCAGAATAATGAAAAAATATGATAGATATAGTTGTGTAAATTGTAAATTTTTGAAAAAAGATGAAGAGTATCCTAACGAAGAACATTATAAATGTGTAAAGTGTGGGTATTGGTTTAATACATTAGAACAAGCAGATAATAATGATAATCATAATTGTTTATTACCAAACTATGAAGGCGATGAAGAATTACCAATGTATTTTGAAGAAAAGGAGCAGAACAATGGGGAATAAGATAATAGTTGAGTTTGATAAAGATGATTTACAAAAAAATTGTGAAGAGTGTCCAAAATATAATAAATTAGTTTATACAAGTTGTAAAAAAGATAATAAGCAACAGGTTCAATGTTATGTTATGTATAACTTTAAAAACAAAAAGATAATGGAGTTCAAAAATGAAATCAAAGCTCGTAGAAATAGTCAAAGTTAGACATTACAAAAGACCAAAGAAATTGATTTGCATCCAATGTAATAATTGTTTGAAAATTCCATTGATGTATTGTTTGGTAGATAATAAATTTAAGTTGGCTTCAAAAAGGACAGATTGTCCATTTTATGGTAAGGAGTAATATATGCAATTTGGATTAGAGAATCTTTGTGAACCTTTTCCTAAATATGTATGTGAAAAATACAAACTAAGAAGAGATATTGAAAGAGATTGGACAAACTTTTATTATATCGAAATAAATAGTTTAGAAGAATTAGAGAATTTGCAAAGATATTTGAACGTAAGTTTAACATTAAAACAAGATGTCGGATGTGAAGCTTTGATGGTTTTAGAGTGTTATAAACAATATACTCTTAAGGAAGATGAAATTCCTTTTTAGGAGACAAAATGAAATATTTTTTAAGAACCACTTTAGAGTTGGTAATCATAAAAAAGAAAGTTATGGATATTACAAATTTAGGTTGGAATCCTACTAAATGCAATAAGAAAGTAGTTAAATTTATAGGAAAGAAGGATTTAATTCATCATTATGGTTGGTATTTTGATAAAAATGCAAACATAGTTGACCTTGATGATTTGGCTATAAAATATAATTTGCCTTTATTAAGTAACGAATTATGGGAGGAAATAATACCACAGAATTATCAACCATTGTTTATTCAAGCCGACCGAGTTTTTAAGAAAAAGAGTAGATTCTTAAAACAATATTTAGCAAGGAGGATTAATGACAAAAGAAGAAACAAGTCGTATTTTAGCTTTGTTTAATATTGCTGGAGTAAAGTTTGATGGGGATAAAAAATCAATTCTTGCTATGTGGTCTGAATGTTTAGAAGATTTGGAATACACTTTTTGTCTTAAGGCAACAAAAGAAATTATCAAGACAGAAACAGAGTTGTTTGCAAATGGATTGATAGCAAAAGTAAGATTAAGAGCTAAGTTTTATAAAGAAATGTCTTTAATAGAAAACAAAAAGATAGAGGGTAAAGATGCAATTAGAAGAATTGGAAGAGGTAGTAAATAATATATTTGCGGCACAAGGAAAGACGGTTTCCGAAAAAATAGTGAAAGTTTGGTGTAAAGAGATTGCATCAAGAAATTTTTATGACCAAGCTATTCATCAAGCAGAAAAAGAAATGATGGAAGAAGAGGATGAAAAGCCTACTCTCCCAAAATTATTGGCAACTATAACAAAATATAATGAACAAATTAAGAGTGCCAATTTTAAGAAAATAG